GTGTAATGATTGAGCAAGAATTTAATCGAAAGTTATTTACAGAAAGGGAAAAGAGATCCGGGACATTATACACCCGGTTTAATTTAGATGGATTAATGAGAGGCGCAACAAAAGACCGTTTCGACGCTTACGCAATAGCCATTCAAAATAAAATAATGAGTTCCAACGAAATTAGAAATTTGGAAAACTTGAACCCACGAGACGGCGGCGACAAGTTCGAAAACCCAATGATCCAAGTAGAAGAAAACACACCACCAAATGAATAAGAAAACACAAAATACCACTTCGAAAGAAGTCCGAACCATTACGCACGAGGTAAGAATGCAAGGCGACGGCGAAGAAAACAAAGTCTTTGGATATGCTGCAAAATACGGGACGGAAAGCTCACCAATGTACGACTTTAGAACGGGCGAAATGTTTGTCGAAATAATCGAACCTGGCTTTTTTGATGATGTGATAAACGACCCGGAAACCCGCGCACTATTGAACCACGATCAAAACCACGTTTTAGCACGCAACACTAAAACAATGACGATCACCTCCGACGACATCGGGTTAAGATATGAATTTACACCACCCAACACCACCGCCGGAAATGATCTAAAAGAAAATTTACGATTGGGGAATATCGACCAAAGTTCTTTTGCTTTTTCTATCAAAGAAGAAAACGGCGAAGCGTGGCAAGCAGTAACGGAAGAAAGAAACGACGGCGTAAAATATATTCGAACTTTAAGAAGTGGCGGCGCCTCCAGGTTATACGATGTAAGTCCGGTTACTTTTCCGGCTTATCCGGATGCAACGGTCGCCCTTCGAAGTTTAGACCAGTTCAAAGAACAAAATCAAGCGGATCAAAAACCCAACTTCGATTTAATCAAAGCAAAAATTAAAATCTTAAAATTAAAATAAAGCCTTTTTTATTAGGCAACCCAAATTTTTTTTTTCACAAAAACACTAAATGAAAATGAAGTCATCTAAAGAATTAAAAGAGGATCGTAATGAGATCCTTAAAAAATTGGATGCTTTGGTAAATAAGGCAGAAACAGAAAACCGCCAATTTACCGACGCGGAAAAAACAGAATTTAGCAACTTAGAAGCTCAGGCGGAAAATTTGCGGTCTGATATTGAAATGCAAGTAAAAATCGAAAAGCGCAAAGAAGAAAAAGCGGCGGCGAATTTTGCAATTTCAACACAAAAAAGAAACAAAAACGGCGAGGACGGCGAAAAGTCAACGTTAGCGAAAAAGTATTCCATTATCGGGGCGATTCGTTCGCAATTACCAAATAATAAGTTGGAAGGAATTGAGGCAGAAATGCACCAAGAAGCGATCAAAGAGGCACGCGCAAGCGGGTTAAAAATTGAAGGAGTCGGAATGCCATCATTTTTAAAAGAGTCTCGGGATTTGGTAGTCGGAACGGCAACGGCGGGAGGTAACACGGTGGCAACTGATTTAGGCGGATTAATTCCGGTATTACGTCCACAACTTCAAACGGAAGCCCTTGGCGCAACTGTTTTAAGTGGCTTAACTGGAAATCTTGATTTACCTCGTAACAACGCAGCCGGCGCGGCAACTTGGGAAGGTGAACAAGACGAGAACGCGGAAACGGTGCAAGGATTTGACAAAATCAGTTTGACGCCTAATCGATTAGGCGCAAAGACTCATATCTCAAAACAATTATTGGCGCAAAGTTCTATTTCTGTGGAACAATTCGTAAGAAACGATTTGAACATGGCGGTAAGAATTGCAGTAGATGCAGCGGCGATTAATGGATCCGGTTCGGGTAATGTACCGGAAGGAATTTTGAATGTTACAGGAATTGGAGACGTAGCCGGCGGTACAAATGGACTTGTTCCAACTTTCGAACACATTGTAGATTTAGAAACAGCGGTGGCAGTTGATAACGCCGACATGGGCGCCCTTGCTTATTTGACTACTCCAGGCATTCGAGGAGCTTTGAAAAAAGCGAAAACAGACGCCGGAAGCGGTTTATTTGTTTGGGGACAAGATGCCGCAACGTTGAACGGTTACCGGGCGGCGGTTTCGACTCAGGTTCCAAGCGACTTGGTAAAAGGATCAAGCTCAGACGCGCACGCAATTATTTTCGGAAACTGGAACGATTTGATAATGGCCTCTTGGGGTGGTTTCGACATCGTAGTAGATCCGTACACGTTAGCAACACAAGCGACGGTAAGAGTAATTGTTAATTCTTGGTGGGATATGGCAGTAAGACACCCGGAAAGTTTCGCAGCAATGAAAGACGCCTTAACGTCTTAATAAAAGAGGCTTATTAAAGTTTTGATATTTTGGATTCAGTCCCGGCGGGCAACCGTCGGGACTCCATTAAAACACCAAAAAGAAAATGCCGAAGAAATTAAAAATAACTTTTATCAAATCACCGACGGGCGCCTTTAAATTGGCCTATTCCGCCGGCGACACGGTAGAATTAGACGAGTTACAAGCCCGCGAAATGATGGAAACTAATTTCGCAGTTCCGGCGATGGACTCCAAACCAACACCACCCAAAAAACAAACGGCAACCGCCAAACCAAAAAGAAAGGAAACAAGATCTAAATAATGTACAAAGTAACTACCGCACCAACCGCCGAACCGATCACCTTATCAGATGTTAAAAACCATTTGAAAGTCGATACTACCGAAGATGATAGCCTAATAACTGTCATCATTCAAGCGGTGCGCGAATATGTGGAAAGTTACACCGGGCGCGCCCTAATGGAGCAAACCGTCCAGGAATATTTTGATACATTCCCAAGTTGTACGGTAACTAATCCACGCGGCGGAATTGAGATCCGTTTCGCTCCGCTCAAAACACTAACTTTTGTAAAATATAAAGATAGTGACGACGTGGAACAAACACTCACAGTTAACACCGATTACACCTTGGACAACATAAGCGAACCACCAAGGATATTTCCGGCGTATGGTCAAAGTTGGCCAACTGTCCGAGATATACCAAACGCGGTTTGGATCGAATACCAGGCGGGATATACCACCGCTTCAGACGTTCCGGCCGTAATAAAACAAGCCATGTTGTTGATTATTGGTAAGATGTACGAGCAAAGGGAGGACTCAGTCAAAAACTTACCTACTCAAAGCAAATGGCTTTTAGACACGATTAAAATTCAAAACATTTAAAACCTAAATTAACTATTAAATGAATTGTATTTTAAAACTGTTAAAAAAATTCCATGAACGAAATTTTACTTTTTACAAATGTTATTCCACCGGATAACTTCTTACAATTTTTATTGTGGGCGTTGGGCGGTTTGATAAGTATTGTAATTTTTATGTGGAGATTGTATTTAAGCCAATTACAAAAAATAGAAAAAATGTATTTGGCGCAAATTGAGGAATTAAAAGAAACATCTAAAGAGATGATTGACTACAAAGAAGGAATTATAAAAGGTCTTTTGGAAAAGGTTACCGATTTGCAACTGTCAAAAGATAAATTAATTAGCGAAATAAAACCCTCTTTGGATGCCTCAAATACAACCCTCTCAAATGTTTTAGAAATTTTGAGAAATGGCAAATAATAAGAAACATAAAAAAAATAACATGAAGCCAAACGATGTAATTCATATTATTATGACTTCGCAAAGGATCCAATTTTTAGCGAATTTGATCCAAATGGAGGTCGATATAAAACTAAAAAGGGAATGGTCAAATGTTGAACCGTTAGAATTGTAAAATGTCAGGAATAAGCAAAAATATAAAAATAGGTCGATTGGATCGCCGGATCACTTTTAGACAGTCAACCGACACCCAAACCGATAGTGGCGCAACGGTCGAAAGTTTCGCAGATGTGGCCACGGTATGGGCGAATGTAACCGCGGCCGGTTCCAATACGGGGTCAGGAAATGAAAAATTCGTAATGGAAAAAGAAACCTCTTTTAATAGGAAATTTTTTACCGTTCGATATAGAACTGATTTAAATGAAAAAATGATTATCAACTATGATAATGATAATTATGATATTCAAATGATCCAAGAATTAGAGGACACCCGAAAAAGATTTTTAAAAATTAAAGCCGAAAAACGCACGTAATAAAATGGCTAAAACATTGGAGCAAGAAGTCAAAGAGGCGATTAAAAAATTGCAAAAGCTACCAAAAGAATTTTCCAAAAAGAATAAAAGGAAAGTTTTACGGAAAGCGGCAAAGCCTTTGATTGATGCCGCGCGAAATAATATTGGAGACTCAGACGAACCACATTACCGATATAAAACATCGAAAGCCAGTAACAAATTAAGAGCGCCAAAAGGAAAAGGAAACGTAATAGCAGTTTATCACCCTGGCAACTTACGAAAAAGTATAAAAGCCTTAACCTTTAGGAAATCGTCGGATATATTCGTCGGCCCACGTGTGGCCAAAAGAGGCGGCGGCGGACATTACGGCAAGGGTTCACGAGTTGACGGTTATTACGCGGCGATGGTAGAATATGGAACAAAACACCACGCCGGCCAAGCATATATGAGGCGAGCAGTTCCGGCGGCAACCCAAGCAGTACAAAAGAAAATTATAACAGGATCAAAAATATTGATTGAGAATTTTATCAATAAAAACAAAATATGAACATAGGCGCGGCCATCTTTAAAATCTTGGGAGACGATACCACCTTAGTAACCGATTTGGGCGGTACTAAAAAGATATATCCCGTTAGAGCTCCGCAAAGATCGGCCTTTCCTTATATCGTTTATAATAAAGTTTCGACGGTGGCGAATGATACCAAAGACGGCGTTTCGACGCTTGACGTCGTAAGGATGCAACTAGATTTTTATCATACTAGATTTGATGATAATTACACTTTGGAAGAAAGGGTAAGAACTTTATTAGATAAATATCGCGGAACCATTGCGGGGGTAAATATTGATAGTATTTCCTATTTGTCAGAAAATGAAACATGGGAGGACGACGACGACATTTACAGGATCTCAGTTGATTATAGTTTTAGAATACAAAGAACGGGAACAATAGCGGGCGGAAGTGGAACCATACTATTACAAGGATGGACAACGCAAAAATTTACGAATACAACAGGAACAACGATCACGGTTACAACTGATAATTTACCAAGCTCCAATTTTGATTTGAACCTGGAAGTATATCGAGACGGGATTCTATTAATTGAGTCGGTTAATTTTACGGTTTCCGGTAATGTGATAACGCCGACTATTCCCTTTGTGAACGAAAACATATTAGTAAAATTCAAACCTTAGATTATGTTTGTAGAATATATAAAAGACTCAGAAAATCAAGGCGGTTATCCTATCAAAAAAGGAACCCGCACACATCTACTAAATGAAACGGCCAACCAATTAATTAAGGACGGGATCGTCCAAAAAATCGAAGATCCGGAAAATTACGCCGCTTTTCCCGTGGAAACTAACCGCGAGAATAGCACAGAAGAAAACGAAACGGATATTACACCGAATAAGCCAAGCAGAAAGCCAAAAAAACGCCCTAAAAAGCGATAATAAATATTTTTTAAACCTTGCCTATGATTAGGCGCAAATGAAAACACAATGCCAACAACTGGAATCATTAATGGAAAGTTGATCCGGCTATATGATGGATCGAATGTCATAGGCCAATCAACGGAATGTACTTTAGACATTTCAACTCAAATGCGATCAATCAGCCATAAAGATAGTGGCGGATTTCAAGAAAATTTACCGGGCGAAATTTCCGGAACACTTACGGTAAATAATTTCCTTTCCTGGGATGCTACCCACGGTTATAAGGAATTAGTCGCCAAGCAATTAGCGGGAACGGCGATCACCTGGAAAATGTCCACGGAAGTAACCGGCGACTTTTTTCTAAGTGGTACGGCTTATATTAATCAGTCGGGAATTTCAGCACCCAACGAAGAAAACTCAACGGCTAATATATCAATGACCGTAACTGGGACTATCTCAACGGGAACCGTAGCATAAAAAAATCCTTTTGGTTTTTTGAGCAACAAAGGCGACCACCTCCGGCCAATGTCGGAGGCGGTCAATTTTCCAAAATAAATTAATAAGTAAATAAAATGTCAAAAAATTTAAGTACGCTATTAGTAGAGGGTAAAAAAATACCGGTTTCTTTTTCTTATTCATCATTGGCAGAATTAGAGGAACATTTCGACCAACCGGCGACCAACTTGATCAACCATGTGGCGGGATCTTTCCGCGCTCAGTTAGATTTTATGTTTATCGCTTTTGAACATGGAATAAGAATCAGTAAAAGCAAAATAGAAGTAAATAAAAACGAGTTGGGCGATATGATAACGCCTAAACACTTTGAGCAAGTTTGCGAGATTTTTATCAATCACTTTCCACAATTGCCAGGTGAAGAAATCGAAACGGAACCC